TTTAATTCGTGATCCTGCATATCTTGCAAAGATAATCCAATCACCTTTCTTACACCAAGGACCTTCTGGGTATCTTTCTTTATCATAGCAGTGTGGGCCCATATCTAAAACTAAACCACAAGTCGATGCTACTTGTGATCGTTCAACTGTTGTATCTGCTAATAATATTCCGCCTTTAGTTTTTTCTTTTTGTTTAAAAGGTAAAACTAAAATTCTCCAACCTGTAGGTTTAGGTAATTTTTCTTTTTCTAAATCTTTTTCTTCTTTTTTAACACCAACAAGTTCTTTATTTGGTAGAACTATCTTTGGATTTGATGCTGATGATTGTTCCGTTTTCGTCATTTTGCTCCTTTTGTTTTAGCAGGCTAGATATCTCCTGTAATAAGTACTGATAGGTACGTATCTGACCTAACATATACTGGTATTTTTCCATATTGTCAACACCACCAGAAACCATGGCAGTGACAACATCGTCATGTCTTAACTTAATTACTCTTCTTATTTTTTCTACGAATTCCATTCTTTTTACCTTTCATTGTTAATTTAGACTCTATATACTCGAAAAAACTATCAAGTCCACCTAATATTTTATACATGAAATTATCAAACATTAGCAATTCCACTTTCTAAGTGACTTATTAATTCTTGAATTTGGGTCTCTTGCTGTTTTAGCTGAAGTTAATCTTTTTTTCATTCCAGTCATTCTAGCACAAAAACTTTTTCTACGATTCGCAGCTTTAGATCCTGCTTTTAATTTTGATGGTTTAGTTGTAACTGCAGTTTTTAATTTTGATCCAGGGTTTGCTGCTCTATAAGATGCAACTCCTTTTTTATTTAAACCACCACTAGGTGATTTACCTTCTTTTCTTTGCCATGCTGGTGTCTTTGCCATTATTTTTTCCTCGTAAATGTTTTAACATTTTTAGGTTTAGGTCCAGTATTACCTGCAGCTCTTTTTCGTCTGACAGCACTCGCCTTTTGCGAGCTTGTCATTTGTGTGGCTTTTGCAAGTGGGACGCATTTTGGATACTTTCTCTTGCTTCCCTTGGATCTCCCGCACGGTTGATATTTTCCGTTCTTCTTCGGTGCTCCAATGTCCACCCATTTCTCGGATACCCATTTACGTAAACCTCCTTGAGCCATTATTTTTTCTTTTTCTTTTTACCACCTGGTTTTATTTTACCAGAACATACAGCTGATCCGTACATATTTGCATATGCAGATGGATACACTTTAAATTTTCTTTTAGCTGCTGCTTTTCCTTTTGCACAAAGTTTAGCCATTATTGACAAGATAAACATTCATCAGAATCTGAATCTAATGCTGCTAACGCCTCCTCTTTGCATTGCTTGCTACAAAAATTATCAAACTCATCTTTTGAATCAAATGCTTCTTTACATTGTTGGCACTGCTTTCTCATTACTTAGCTCTTCCACCATTCTTCATGTAACCCATTTTGTTTCTAATTTTTTGGGGTAATTTTTTTAAACCTTTTTGAGATGGCTTTATTTTTTTTAAAGCTTTACCACCTTTTTTCATCATAGGTCTTTTCATCACCATTGTTCCCGGCATTATTTTTTTCTCAGTGCTTTTCCATATCCACGCTTAGCTTTACCACAGCCAACTCTACCACCTTTTTTAAAAGGCATTAGATCACTAAAAGGTCTAATAGGTTCCTTGTCTGTATAAATAGAATATGGGTTTCTTTTAGGCATATATTTAACACCTGAACCACCTCTCATAATATCATCTTCATATACTCTTGGTGCGGGTCTTATTGCACCTTCACTAGCTTCATACATTGGTTCAGATATAGGTAAATCTAATTCAACATTTGCTTGGTTTCTTTTTCTATTACTTAAAGCTTTTCCAATACCAGCTATTGCTAAACCGGCCCCTAGAGCTTTAAGTGCTTTTTTTATTTTTTTCTTAGCCATATTTATTTCCTTTTAATTAAATCAGTTGCTTTTAATCCGTAAACGCTTGCAATAACACCTACGAAAATCGTTTGATACCAAAATGGTAGCTGTGAAAAGTATTCAAAGAATAATTGCATCTTTTCCATAGCTGCCGGATCATCCGAAAACACTGCCCATGATAATAACGCAATTGGAGCCGAAAGTAAAACTAAAATAAATTCGTCTTTCCAGTCCGAATTTCTTGATTCTAATAATTTGCCCTGATATTCCGCCTCACCGTTTGCCATTTTTTCTGCATGACGCATTTGTGCGTCCGCCATTAGCATTTTAGTTCTTTGACGGTTTTTAAATATATGAGAGCCAGCTTGAGCGGCTAATTTAATAGCGCTAAACCACATACTAGTACCACTTAGCTGTTCTTTTTTTCTCTGCTAGCATTCCATCTTGACCTTTTACTTTTACGTCCTGAGTTTCATTCGGTTTTGACACTTCGATTTCTACACCGCCGTTCAACATTCCGTCTTTGTTCAGAAACATATCGTGATCAACATGTTTTGCGTCTGTTTTTTTATTTTTTTTCATATTTATTCTCCTCTGTTTCTAATTATAGCTATATTTCCTGGCATTGCATCCATTTTCGGTGCCGATGGTATAGTTTTACTTAAAATTGTTTTCTCAATAGACGTATTAGCTCTTAATTTAGCTAAATCTTCGTTTTGTTCGAGCTTATCTTCTTGAATTCCTTGATTCATCATCGCTTTTGTCTTGTCTAAATTCAATCTTTGCTCTGCTTCTTTTCTTTTTTGCTCATTATCCATTGCTCTAAGGTCTAATTCTCTTGCTTTTAGCTTAGCAACAGGGTCATTTCCGAAATCACCCATGATTTTGTTCTCTTCATCCTTAAATTCTTGAGTCATGTCAGCAATTAATTTAGCTTTTCTTGCTTCAATTGCCATACTCATTTGTACAATTTGCTGTTGTACTTGTGGACTTTGTGCCATTTGTGGATTTTGTTGTGCCATTTGTTGTAATTGCATCAATTGTTGTATCTCTTCTCTGAATTCTATCTCTAATTGCTCTTGTGCCATCAAAGAAATGTGTTCAAAAATATTTTTTTGTAATGCACCCATAACCGCCGGACTATTTTTTGCCATGTTGGTTGCCATAAAATTTAAATGCGAAGTAATATGTGCTCTGTGTTCTTGTCCTTTGAACGCTTGAAAAGGTCTACCACTCATTGACATAATATTTTCTGCCGCTGGATCCATTGGCATAGGTTGTTGAGGTGGTGGTAAAATCTTATCAATATTTTTTACACCAATTGCACTGTACATATCTCTGTATGCTTCATACATATTGTGCATATTTGGATTTGACATCGCAAGTTGTAGTTCAGTTTGTGCTAAACTAATTCTTTGTGACTGTGAAAATATGTTTGGATCAGCAATTGGAATGATATCTACTTTATCATCAAAGTCTGCAACTTTAATATTTCTTTGACCCCCTACAACATCGTAAGGATATTCTGGTGGTAGATATGTTTTAAACACATCTGCCAATAATCTAAATTCTTCTTTGAGTGCCACATACAATCTTTTATGTATCGCTGACATGACTCTACTTCCACGTTCGAGTAAAGCTATAGTCGTCCCAACAGCGGCCTGTTGGTTGCCGTCACCGACCTGCATGTCAGCTATGGCGGCAAATCGTTGACCTGCGTTTACTACGATACCCATCAATTGTAATAATGTTGCTGATGGTTCTTTGAAAGGTAAAGGCATAAATGCGTCTCTAATGTTTCCGCCAGGTGCATCTACATCTCTAAACTCTCCAGGTTGAATCGATTGTGCCTCATCTCTAACACGAATACCTCTTTGTTTAAATCCAGCTGGCATATTTGAAAACGTACCAGCATCTAATAATTGTCTTAAAGCATTCGTTGCAGTTCTAGATAATCCACCGATCATGTGGATTAAACCAAATCCATAAAAACCAAGTCCAGGTAAAAATTTAAAATGAGTAAAATAACTTATTTTATTTCTTAATGGATCTTCAGCTTTGTAGTTTCTTCTAATTGATAAAACTTCTCTTGAAGAAGTATCAATTGTTACAATGTATGGAAGTTTGATTCCAGTAGGGTTTTGTTCTTCGTCTTTATCTTCAAAACCTTCTAGGTCTAAATCTGTGTGAATTTCTAAAATTGTAAAAACTTGTTCGTCTCTATTTTTTCTAACTCCTTCTAATTCTCTTTCCTTTTTCTCTACTTCTGTTTCTTGAGAATAACCTGGAGTGATTTCTACATCTCTATAAAAACCCGCTACTTGTTTTTTTCTTAAATCATTTTCTGACACTTTTAAAACATGCACGATTGAATCTGCATCTTCTAAAGATGTTGCTGTGTATGGAACTATCAGGTCATCTGCCGGAACAAATTTAGACACGGCTCTGCCTAGAAGTTCATCATAATAAATCTTCTTAAATGCAGAGCCGCTAAGAGGGAGATAAAAAAGTAACTGATCGAACTCGGGTTCATACTCTTTCATCACATTCATGAGTTGATAGTTCATGAAATTTTTTACTCTAGTTGCCTGGTCTTCTTTTTCTCTAGTAGGTAGACCCATAATTTGAGTGTGGACTGGACCAGTCGCTGGAAGTAATTCTTTATAAGCGTGTGCTTGAAACTGTGTTACGGCTTCTGCTAATACTGGGTGTGTTGCACCACTTGCATTTGTAAAAGGCTGGGATCGAACTTCATATTTAAATCCTAATAGATCTAAACCTTTAGTGTAAGCATCTTCCCAATCTTTTCTTGATGATTTGTATTGTGTGTAATTTTCAAAAAGATCAGAACCTAATCTTCCTAAAACATCTTCAGG